TGTGCTTGAAACATCTTGAACAAAGACGCCAGCGGAAAGTAGGTTTGCGTTGACCGCATTGGTGATAGAGGTTGCACCAGAAGCAAGGTTTCCGCCAAATGTGCTGGAACCTACAGACGTAACCTGCGCAAGAGGGTTGCCTGCGTATGCGGTGATTTGCATTGGAGCGACCATAACGACGCCACGATAAAGGGGTGACGAGTAAAAGTATGGTGGCATGGCAAACGAGGCTTTGAAAACGTTTCCGCCAGAGGTGTTTATTTGTGTTGTAACTCCAGTTGTGTTGCTTCCAAAAATTGCAATGCTTTGCGGAGTGCCAGTAAACGTGTAGGAGGTTCCGCCACCAGATTGGCTAGATGAAATGGTGACGGTTCCGTTTTCATTAATTGCTGTTACGGTTGGCGTTCCAGTAACTCCAGTTGCACCGCTAATTGTGGAACCAAAGAATGGGTAAGCGGTCATGTAAGTATTTGGCGTAAAGGTAGTTCCAGATAAAGAACCAGTTGATGAACCGCTGATAGAGGTTGATGTCGAGTAAGTTCCTGCGGGCAGTGCGTTGGGGTTGGAAGAGTGGCTGTTTTGGTTAAGGTCTGTAATTGTTACAACATTGCTACCAGAAACGTATGAGGTGATTACAGCGCCTGCGTACCAGCCCATTGGCGCTGGCTGTACTGGGGCGCTGTTTGGCGTCACATTAATGACCGCAGTAATCTCTTGCCCTTGAGCAAAAATCGGCGTGTTAGAGTTTGAAAGAATTGCCGTGCTAGTGCTTGCAACTGCTGTTGTGCTTGTGTATGAGCCAACTAAAGAGCCATTAATTGGCACTGCACCAGAACCAGACCAAGTAGTTGCGACTTGGAAGGTTTCGCCAGTTCCAATTTTGAAAGTCATGCCTGCGTATACGCCAGTGGTACTAGAAAGAGAGACGGAAGTGGCTCCAGCACTCGCACTTGCCGAAAGAGTGGTGTTTACGGAGGCGTAAATGTTTGTGGCATTTGCTCCACTGGCAACCAAATTTGCCCCAAGAGAATTTGTAATTGTCGCCTGTTTGGTCAAGCCAATGACGGTTCCAACTGGGTTAGTTACGCCTGCGCTAGTTACGCCAGAAGAAATAAACGTGTTTTGCGGAATTCCAAGACCAAATACCTGTTGTCCCAAATAGAGACCAGCGGTTGGAGCGGTCAACGTAATGCTTGTGGCTCCAGACGTAGTGCTTGCGCTTAAAGTGACAGTTTGGTAGTCGGGTAGCAACGTGTTCAAACTGGAAAGTGCGCTTGGGTCACCAGAGGTAGCAATGTAAATTGGGTCAATACCGCCGTTAGCAACGTTTGCTGGCGTTGGCGGATTGGTCATTGGTGAATAGATGTAGTTGCTACGAGTTGCCGACAATTGCGTTGGCGCAGATGTGGTAGAAGTTGCCGTTGCGTTTGCGGATAGCGTTATGGTTCCAGCACTTGAATTGACTGCGGTGATGTAGGTGCCAGCGGGAATGCCAGCGCCAGAAACAAAGTTATTGACATTCAGCAAATCAATTAAGTTATTTACGCCAGTTGTTCCAGTGGGAGGAATGACCGTTACGGTTGGGGAACTTGAAGTAGTAACACCGAAGAAAGGAACGGGCTGAAAACGGCGATTGCTTTTCAAAACGTTGGCAACGTTGGCGTTTCGGTGTGCAGGCAACATTACTGAAGTCGTGTCTCCAGTTTGGTTTGCCACGGTGGGGATAAGACCCGCTACTCCAACAACGTCATACTCGCTAACAAAACCGTCTGTAGTTATTGCTGAAGCGGAGTATGGGTTCTGCCCGTCTTGTATACCTTCCAAAACGGAAAGGCTGTCACCCGCAACAAAGTTGCTGGTGTCGTTGACGTAGATAAAGTTTTCGCCCGCAACGTTCTGCTGGGTAGCATACGTTTTGCCTTTAAAGAACTTGGTGATGTCGTCTGCTTGACCAAAGAACGTATTGCCACTGTTGTCGGGGATTGTTCCAACGGAGAAGTGGGTTAAGTCTTGAACGGCTAGTTCGGGCGCAGTAGAGCCAACAACTTGCCAGTAGTCCGAGTTAATACTTGAGAGTACTGGGGTAGAGGTAAGGGTTTTCATGGGCTTCCCTCTACTTTACCCCTAAGATTTAAAACTTACCTACCCATGCCACGAAGGGTCTTTTGGAATTCCTTGAACTGGGCTTCAACGTGGCGCTGAATGTCAAGTACCGTTGCGTGGTCTGCGTTTCCGTTAACCGTAATGTTTACGGCGTTGGGGTGAACGTTAAGGGTGCTTCCACCACCACCAGACTTCATGGTGTTGACTTGAGAAATGCTCATTACCGCTTCGCCAGCCTGAAGGATTGCTGGAACCTCACGTCCCTTAAGACCCGGGACAATACCGCCACTGTGGAACTTCGGTTTAGGTGGCGCTTTTGTAGTGGTGCCTACGTGCTGAAGTTGTCCAGTGTTCATGTTACCTAGACCGAGGAACCTTGTTACGGCGCTTATGCCCGTGTAATTCACAAATGTGTTCCATGCGTCAGACAATCCATTTATGACGCCAACAATTTTGTTGTAAATCCAATCCCAAGCGTCTTTTACTCCAGTCTTAACCGTATCCCAAACGGTTTTCATAACTTTGACAAAATCTTGCCAGTGGGTCGCAACCAGCAAAATCAATCCCGCAATCGCAAGACCAAGCAACACCCATGGGTTTGCGTCCGTTATCAAGTTCATAATAATTTCTGACTTAGTTAAAGCCTCAATACCTTTTTTGACCGCCATTATTGGGTCAAGGAACAAACTCTTGGTGAACCAGATACCAAGTAAAGCGCCGATAACTGGCGAAAGCGCCTTGATGAGTGGGGCTAGGTTTTTTATTAGACCCGTAAGAACCCCAAGGACTGGAACTCCAATGTCAGTCATAAGCGTGGTGAAAATTCCAAACATCTGAACTATCGCAGGCAATGAAGTTTGTATCAATGGCGCAAGGGCAATGAGCAATTGACCAAAAGCCTGCGCAATTGCGGGGGCAATTTGCGAGAACGTTTGCATTGACGCAACAAGGCTTGCCATTAATGCGCTGAAAGTTCCGTTAGCAACCATTTCGTTCATTACTTTGGAAATCGCCGTAAACGCCTCTAAAAGAGAATTGCTGATTTTTTTTGACATCATGTTTATGATTGCCAAAATTTGTGGCATTACACGGTTCAGGGATTTCATGATTGGGTCAATGACCGCAAACAAAATCTTGAATGCTGGAACCAACAAATTAATAATCATTGGGAAAACGCCTTGGGCGAAAAAAGTAAGGATTGGTTTGAAGTCTGCCATTACTTGACCAAGCAAATTACCCAATTGGGTAGCGGCCGACTTAATCAAACCACCCACCGCTTGAAGAACTGGTTGGAAGGCAACTAGAACCGAACCCAAAGCCTTTGCCAATCCGTCAAGAATTGGAAGCAAAGCAGTACCAAGCGTGTTCTCCAAAACCTTGATGTCGTTCTTGAGACGCTCAACTGGCGATACTGAGTTTTGAGCAACATTCTTCAAGTGTTTGTTAATGTCCTGAATAAGAAGCGACTGGGCGGCCAATAAACCATTGGTACTTTGAACCGACTTAATTCGGTTTTGCTCTGTTTGCGACAAGGTGAAGCCGTAGCGGGTCATTGCCGACATACGCTTAGCAGGGTCTGCCAGAATTCGTGTCATCATTCGAGCAGACGAAGAAATCGAGCCACCCTGTCCACCACCCATAGCGGCCGCTAAGTTTGCTGAAGCATAAAGGGCGTCGTTTAAGTTTTTATTCATCACAACGCCGTTTTCGTTTACCTTTTTTCCTGTGGTAAACAACTTCACCATGTCTTGGTTGGTGAGAAGTAGCGTCTGCGCTTGAGTAATACTTTGTTGGGAAATACCAACATTGAGCGACATCATGGTCGCTTGGTTTTGGAGCAGAGTGGAGTGCAAGTCCGACATTGACTGACCCGTCTTCACGGCATAGTCATACTGCTGTTTGCTCATGTCAACGTTGAACTTTTGCGCAACGCCTTGGTTCATCAAAAGGGTGGCTTGACCCGCTTGCAAACTTTGCAGTGCTGAAGCACCGTCAATAGCCTGCTCCAAACCAACGGCGAGACCAGCCCAACCAATTGAGCGTTTTAGAATGTCTCCTGCACGAGTAAAGCCTTCGCTGATTGCCTCAGCGGTAGCCACACCAACATTCTTAGTTTCAGCAAAGCCAGATTTAACGCCTGCGGTGTCGGCTAAAATTTTCAACCGCATTGTTAAATCCATGTTTTACCCACCTTTCTAATTCTGTTGCTGTGATTTCTTTAACGCTTCCTCTTGCTCGTAAGCCCTTAACTTCCAAACTGCTTGCCACTCACTCACTTCTATCGAGGTGATTGGCTTATGTGCTGGGGAACCCTCTAACAACTCGTCAACGGTTCTCCCCAGTTTCTCCGCTAACTCAAAGAGGAAGCGTCGGTCTGGGTTGACGAGGAGCCTTTTCCCAATTCATCTACCGCCACTTCGGTCAGACCACTGAGACGCATGGCAACAGTTGCAATTGTTTCAATTGCGCCTGCTGACTTCGCCATGAGTGCGTCACGGTCACTGTCCAAAAAGACACGCTCGCCAGTTTCTGGGTCAAATGTGCAAAGGATAACCATGTCTGGCAAAGCCTCTTGAAGATTTAACTCTCCGTTGTTGCCCTCTACTGCCTTTGCAACCATTTTGGCTCGGTCTAAAGCAGTCATGCTCTTAACCAAAACAGTAACTCCCCATTGGGGTACGGTTACAGCCTCACTAGCAATGTCATTTACTGCAAAAATGGCTTGTGAAAGATTTGACATTTATTTATGTTCTCCTAACTAGGTGTACTACGAGTGTAGCCTAGATAGTTGAGCGGGTTACAGCACCAGTTACCTGAAGTTCGCCGTCGAAGGTGATTACGCCTGAAACTGAGGACTTTAGGTCATACTTGGTCAGGATTGCCTGTCCGTAGTACTTAGGTGAAGCGTTCGAAGTCGAGCCAGTTCCAAAGGCACCGGGGTCTGAGGGGCCGTAAACGAACGAAACAAACTGACCAGCGGTGTTCTGGTAAATCTGAATGTCGTTCATCATCTTGTCCAGACCGTTGGCGGTTCCGTCGTAGTTACCTGAGAAGGTGACGGTGTAGGACTTCAGACCAACAATGTAGGTCTTGACACCAGCCACTGAGAAAGTGGTGGTCTCTGAACTCTCAATTGCCTGTGGGAACGAGATGTCGTTGATGTATGGAGACAGGTTAACCATTGGAAGGGCGGTACCCGAAACGGTTGCTGAACTCAGCATAGCGACAGTCGAGCCAGAAGGCTGAGCGGTCAGGACTACTGGAACGGTTCCGACGAACATACCGTAAGTCGAGCCACCGTTGACGATTGGGCTTTCGCCAGTAATCGCAGAAGTGCCGTTGGTGATAGTCAGCGTCGTGGTTCCGCTTGCGGAAGCCGTAGCGAGGGTGGACGAGGTGTCGTAACCAATCGCAAGAAACGCATTCTTACCGTGTTGGAAAATTGGCGTTGCCATGATTTATTTCTCCTTAGTATCGGGCAAGCCCGAAGTAGATTATTGCGGTAGGGCTGGTTCCACCCAGCGTGTATGACAGCCTTGTGTACTGATAAATCGTACCCGTCAAATTGGAAACCGTTGTTCCAACCCCACTCTCGGTAGCCAAGGTGCCACCCGTAGGCGAGACCCAAGTCACGCCGTCCTGTGAGTGCTGGAAACTCAACGAAACTGTAGGGGTCGTTCCCGTCAAGGAAAGGACGCCCATAACCAAAAGCCCACCGTTAGTGGTAGCGGAGAGGTGCTGGCGAGCAGGTGTGGTGAAAGTGCCGACGCCAGAAGCAACTGTGTTGGGAATGTATTGACCACGCCCAGCCCATACGCCACCGTCAGCCTGAATGGTCATGTCGGTTGCGACAACGCCCGTGACTGGTGATTTGAGGTCGTACTTGGTCTCGATACCACGAGCCATGTAGCAGTGGGCGTCAATCGAGGAGGTGGAGGTAGCCGTTGCGCTATCTGGGAAGACAATCACGGCTTCGTCTGCTGAATTGGCAATTGCGGTATTGATGATTGCGTCAATACCCGTTGACGAGCCTTCGTACATTCCCGATAGGGAAATCTGACCGTCTTTGATACCCGCAATGTAGGTCTTGGCGCCACCATTTAAGAAGGCGGTGGTTTCGGTTGGCTCGACTGTCGTCGAAACGTCGGCGCTGTTGAAAAACTGAGAAATGTCGTAGGAAGCGTTTGTTACAGGATTGGAAAAGATAACTCGTGTATTCTTACCGTGAAGGAACGTAGCCATTAGTTTTCCTCCTCAACGGTTGCTTCAGGTGCTGATACAAACTGGTCTGGGGCGTCGGCTGGGACAATAAATCCGTCCGCCAAGAGCCAAGGAATGCTGGCGCCAGACAGGTCGTCCACAATGGAGCCTGCCTTAACGGTCTTGCCTGCGTAGGTGATGTCTGACTTGTCGGTGACAAGATAGTTCGCCATTGGTGCCTTTCAACCCTAAAAACTGGTTACTACTTGCAAAAATCGTATCACCGAAAACAAAAATCCCCCTCCTATGGATTTTCCACAGAAAGGGGGACTTTCTAATAAACGAGGTTCTTGGCGGAGATGTTAGCCCTCGTTTACTCCTGCTGTCGCCTTGCGTCGTGAACGCTTGGCAACGATTTTGGTGACACGCTCTGGTCGGAATGCCCGCATGGTCTCGTGACCGTTGGTTCCACCATGAGCAATGATGTCGGTGACAACCCCGTCCTTGACGTGCGTGTACAAGAAGGTGAATGAACCAACTTCGCCCGCAACCTTGATTGGGTCGTTCTCAACAATCTCGCCAAACGCTTCGCCCTTTACCCAAGACGGAATGTAATGGCGCTCTACTACACCTTCACGACGTACCAATGAAATCTCCTTTGTCAGTTTAACTAAACCATTATACAGTATTTTGGTTTAGTTGTCAAACCGCTTCTTGGTGACCGCACTCGCAAACTAAATAATCGCCCGTCATCATGCTCACAGAAATTGCATTTGGGTGTTTGCACAAGCCGTCATCTGGCTCGGCTTCCAACTCTGCTTCTGGTGCTTGTGGTGTTTCGTTTTCTGGCATTTGCATAGCGAGCATTTGCTCTACCGCTTCCAATGCTTGGTATGAGGCAAGGCTTGCTTGCTTCGCTGAAGCCAAAGTCTTTAACAAGACTTCTAATTCGCTCATGGCGTGTCAATCATGACTTGGAAGTTACTGCTGAACCGTGGACGGTTTACTTCATCAAACGCCATGTAGTTTGGAACGCCCATTGGCTCAATGCGGAGAATGTTCACGCCGTCAATAGTTACACGGTAGGTGATAGCGCCGAGAATGTTTCGTATCACGTAAGAAAGGTTGTAGGCGTCGGGGTAATCCTCTGGCTCTCCACGCACAAGTATTTGAATGCGTGGGTGTTCCAGAGCCGAAACTGCGGTGCCCATTGTGAACGT